CAAACTTTGAATACACAAACGATGTCTGCCAACAATATGACGATCGTTAAAGTCCCCTTCCGTATGACTGAGAGTGATCTCACGTACTGTCGTGGTCTGGGCGTGGAAGCCGTTCCTAACTCAGGGGTCAAACGCATCAACAAGCACGGGGCTGCCGCAGTCGAGCGCCTTGCGTGTGAGCACGTTGTCTTGAAGAAATTCATCGACGTGTGCGGCAATGGGGCCGTATTGATGGACGTTTACTCAAACGCTGCCCGTATGCAGGAGAGCATCGGGTACCTTGGATTGAATATCCAACTTCTGCATCTCATTCCAAACATCGTTCCGAATGATCGTTCCCGCCAGATCAAGGCTGACTCCCTTGGTATTCGTTACTACCCCGTGACGCTGCCGGCTTATGTTCAGGACACCACGATCGATGCTTTGAATTTCACCCATGCACTTTACTATGTGGATCCTGTGGAATTAGTTGAGCAAATGGTCCGACTTGGCGTTTACCACGCCTTCTCGACCCAGCACAACTTCACCCAGGCTTCAGCACGCCTCTGCAATAAATCCGTCGCTTATCATTACACTGGTAAGGCGGCCATCCGCTGTCAAGCCGATGGGGACGACCACGTCTATGAACATGGCGCCATGCACTGGCTGTTTGACGACTTCATCAACGTCGCCATCGACAACAAACCATTTCACCTTCATTGGTATGTTGTCGAGAAGATTGGTGATACGCTTGTCTACCATTTTGAGCTTTTGTCCGGCCGTGCCGATGTAACCAACACCCCCCCGTGTTTGGAAATCACCGACACTGCCCATGAGGACATCGCCCCCATTGGTGTTTCATTAGCTTTTGCCACCACATTGAATCGTGAACTCCGCTCCCCGACTACTGAGTTAGCGTATGTCCCGGTTAACGGAGCTGTCTTTTTCTACGGCCTCTTCGGCCTCGAAATGGGCAATGGTGAGTTCATCCCGCTACCGCGCGGGTTGGTTGGATCCCTGGCGTTGGCCGCAGCGGGCCAACTCCGTACACCTGCCTTGTACCAACTCTTGTTGGCCCGAGCAAAGAACGCCCTCCCAAATCTCAATTACCCAGCAGACATGGCTCCTAAAGCTGCCATTTATGCTGCGGTTTGTGCACTCATCTTGCACGTTGAATTTGAAACGGTTGCTCTTGGAACTCCTCTCCGGCTGTTCCGCCGCCTCTTCCACCTCCATTCCCGGGTTCTTGATTTTGAACCGGCGTATGTTCTAGGTGCTAAAGCGGTTGCTGCCACTACTACTGTGGCAATCTCGACCCTCGTGCCCCTCCATTATTATGGTTGGGATTACACGGCGCTCGGATTGGGAAAAATGGCCGTGTTGGGATCTATTGCACATCCTTTCATTTCAATCCCTGCCATTGTCTGCGCTACAGCGTGCGGATGGTCGCATTACCAGTCAGTTGTTTCTCACCGCTCTGCCGAAGCTGAGCAGTGGAAGTCGTTTAGAAGCAACCTAATGCCTGGCCCGACCGGCAGAACCCTCCACTTCGAGAAACCCCCTGGTTTTACCCCTGCTTCAGTACCAAAGCGAGTCTCTACGGATTTGCGTGCCGGATGCAAGATCAAAGTTCATGCTGACAACCATCAACCTGATGTTAAAGCTTTGGAACGGCGAGGTCTTGTTTGCCATGGCATTGCCATCCAAGAGTCTACTCCTTCGTACGTGGCCAAGACGTTCCCTAACGCCTTGCAAGGTTTGACCAGTCGTTCACTTGCGCCTTTAGATTCGAAGCCTAATCCCCTAGCTTGGTTCAAAATTTTTGCCAAGACTATGGGGAACAAAGGTTACGAAGGGTCCATTATGAACAGGTTTATTCTCGGCGAACTGCGTAATCTTAACGCAGGGACGGATGAGATTTGGGTAAGCAGGTTCCCAAATGCGACAAAAGAGAACCTACTAAAAGCGAGGGACAGTCTATTGGCTGAGCCTCTTAACGAGAAAGACCTGAGGTTGTCAGGCATCGTTAAACAAGAGAAGACTGGGACTATCACAGTCGCTGGGTGTGCACCAACCGCTGACACGCGGATGGTTATGGCTTGCACCCCAAGAGCGAACTGGTATTTCGGTCGACGGATGTGGTGCCAGGGGAACGTCTATAAAAAGCGTTTTCCTGTCAACTTCAAATCCTGGGTCAGTTGGGACTCAGGGGCGTCAGGGGAGGAGGTTGGCGGATGGCTGTTTGAGGCAGTCACCACCTTCTCGCGTCCTGGACGTCCGGCCCGTGTCATAGTTTTTGATCGTCGTCGATTTGAGAAGAATCAAGGCACGCTGGCCATGATTCTTCGGTCGCTTGTTTTACGCGGGGCCGGAGCACCCCCAGAATTTGTCCAAATGAATCGAAAACTGCACTGTCTGAAGGGTGCAGTTCAGGGCATGCCTATCACATTCGAGTCCGAGGACCCGTCCCAAGTTAGTGGTAGCAACATGACCGCATGGGGAAACTTTGTCATTAATACGGCAGGTGTCGTGCATTCATTAGGTGAACCTGGGGAAAACTCTTATGCTGCCCTCATCAAGGGAGATGATGGGATGCTGGTGCTGCATCCGGATCTGGACGTCACGTGGGACTCGTTTGTCGAAACGAGCGACGAGATGGGTATGCCAGTTACCGGGTGCATGACGACCAGTTTAGCTGAGGTTGAATTTGCTTCGAACATTCCCTATCCAACCGCTGACGGCATCGTTTTTGGACCTAAGATCGGCAGGACCCTACAACGATTCGGTTGGACAATCAGTAATGCACCACCTGATGTGTATGGTGCAGCTACCTCGCTGTTGGAAACGACACACCACATCCCTTTCCTCCGCCAGTTCATTGAGGCCCACCGACGCCTTGGTGTACAGACTGGTGCAGGCTCTAATCCGTTCAGATTTAAAATGTTGGCAAAGGAAATGCACGAGGCATGCCCTGAGACCTACGCTTTCATCGAAGAACGTTACGGCCTGAATGCGTCATTGGAGAGACACTTTGAGGAACTGCTATCGACAGTCAAGACCCTTCCCGCCGCTATCAGTTGGCCACTGATTGACGTGTTGGTTGCGCGTGACGAGTAAGTCGGTAGACACCAATTATATTTGCGGTGTAAAACAGGATATAGGCTTTATCACAAGATGGTGAAAGGGAAAAGCAACAAGAATGGAGGAAAGAAAAACCCCAAGAGACAACCAAGAGGAACTGCACCTCGACGAGCTAGCACCACCATGCCAGCAAGTCGCCAGGTGTCGTCGGTGCCGCGCAGTATGCCGCGTAAAACAGGTCACCTTATGGCCACCTGTAGTATCACCGATCCTTTTTGCGTTCACGCCCGAGGAGCTCAGCGCCCAGACGGTGGTCCCCCAACTATACCTTATCAGTTTCGTGCAGTGTTGCAGGTTACGGCAAACGGTGGAAGTGGAGCAGCTCGCTACACTTTCGTACCAAACCCTTTGTTTCAATTCAACAACGCTGTGCAAGCGGCTGCGTGGACCAACACAGCAGCATGGCAAGATGCAGGGGGAGCCGCTTTTATCAGCGGCAACGCGAAAGAGATTCGTCTTACATCTTTCGGAGTCGTCATTAGGTCATCAATGACCGCCACAACTGCGAAAGGGCTTGTGATCATGTCTACTGATCCCGCCCCTATCGTCAGTGGTGTCTATGCTATCGGTTCGATGCAAGCGACTGAGTCGGTTGTGACAACATTGGCTGCCGGTTTTGAACATTCGTGGGTTTCTAAACCCATGGGCACATCTGCCCATTTGTTCCGCCCGATTGCCGATTTCACTACTACCATGTCAAACTTTGATTGGACCGCTTTAATCGTAGAAGTGATGGGCAGTGACACCACTGTCAGTATTCCCTTTCTGACCGCCGAGATCGTAATGAACGTTGAGTTCACGGTCGCCTCAGGTGCTACTAGCACTGCCATTGCGCAGTTGCAGAAGACCCCACCTGTGCCCAACCGCACTGCTATTGCAGCTGCTGAACATGGGACATCACAACGACCCTCCTTTATTCAAGGAGGCATCGATGCTGCAACCGCTTTTCTTGAGAAAACTGCTAAGAATTCTCTTGATCAGATTATGAGTGAAGGGTTAGCATTCCTGACGCTTTAGTTTCGTCAACTCTTACATCAGCACCTGGATGAGCTGTAGAAACCAGATGGCCGTCTCCCACGTAGATAATCGTGGCTCTACTGATGGATCCAAATGAAAGGGGTAATTTTCATTCCGTC